CGTGTCACCTGCGGGGTAGACCGACCACACCGACCGGGTGCCACTTCCGGTGATCGTGGTCAGGTTGCCGTCAAAGGTGGCGTCAAACAGACCCTCAGCCGACAGCGTGGCGTCAGCCATGCCGGTGATGTAGGTCTTGTCATCATCTGCGAACGTCGTGGACTCCGCCGTTTCCACCTCGGCGCTGTTGGTCAGCGACCGCAGGTAGCCGGTCAGGTCGTTGGCGTCCTGGTACACCACGGCGTCCTTGCCGTGAACGAACGTGGGACTCACTTGCGGTCACCTTCCTTGGCGGGCTTGGGGCTGTCGTCAGGCTCAATCAGACCCTGCTTCTCCAGCCACTTCACGGACTTCTCGGGAATGTCGGTGACGACATCCCCGGCCTCTGCACGCTTGCCGGGCGGGTAGTCCAGCCCGACAAGAACGCGGTACTTGCTCATGCACGCACCTCAATCTCGTAGCGGGCGCCTGCCTGCCGGTACAGCACGCCGTTGTCATCCTCGGTCAGATCGGGCAACTGGCCCAGCCTGCGGCAGCACATGGCGGTGCCCCCACCCACCACAAGGTCGAACTCATCCAGCAGGGCGTCAGCGCGCTCGGCCATCTGCTTGGCGCGCTTGTGGCTGTTGCCGGTGTCCCATCCCTTGATAAGCCACCGCTCCTGCACGGTGGCCCGCGCCCCGAACACGCGCGTATCGGTGCCCTCGGCCAACTGGATGGTCACAAAGGGTGCCGTGGCCGTCATCGGCGCTATGCCGTAGTAGACGCCCGTGCATCCCAGGCTTGTCAGCGTGGCGTCATTGGCCAGCCGCGCGTAGATGGCGCTTCCTGCTGACGTACTCATGCGATCTTGCCCAGTGCCTTGGTAAGCGACGCCATGCCTGCCCGAAGCGACGGCTCCAAGTACGGCTGGGCGCCCATTCGGCGCGTCCCCATCTCGACATACAGTGCGTAATCCGCGTTAGCCGTCACGCGCCAAGTCAGGTCACGCACCTTGTCGGAGGCGATGGAATTGCGCAGGTTGCCGGTGTCAATCGGCGCGGTGGTCTTTGCCAGCGCCTCCACATCGGCGGCGGTCTTTGCCACGGCGGTGTCCACCAGCGGGCGTGCGCTAGCGGCAATCGCTGGCAGCCGGTTGTAGATCACCGGACTCACTTGCCGCGACCGCCCTTGCCGCCCTTGCGGCTACCCTTTCCCTTGCCGTAGCCCATCAGCCCACTTCCTTGCACTGCACCCGCACGCAGGTGGTGTACGACCGGGGGCTGTCCACGCTGACCACCTCAAAGGTCTGGCCCGCGTAGGCGATGCGGTCGCGGTCGGTGACGCTGGTGCCCGCAGGAAGCGTGACCACCCACGGGGTGACGTTGGTGAACTCGCCCCCCACAAGGTCGTCAAGCCCGACGCCGGACGGCGACACCCGCCCGGTGACCGTGCCGACGTTTGCCCAGGCGTCACTGACGCCACCCATGCCGTCAGACGACTGGGTGGACCGCTGGATGATGACGGTGCCGGGCAGCGATGCGTTCAGCGTGGTCTGCATCGCGGCAAGGTCAGAAGCGGTCAGCATCAGTGGCCGGTCCTCATCTGCTTCTTGCCGACGCGCGCACGCTTACGCATCTCGCGCGCCTGCTCATTCAGCGCCTTGGCCTTCTGCGACACGCTGAAGGACTGCCCATCGGTGGAGAAGTCGAACTGGCGGGCAAGCGAGGTGGCCCAGCCTTCCAGCACCTCTGCCGCCGCACCGAACGGGTCGAAGGAACGTGCGGTCATGTAAAGCGTGGTGCCCGCGACATCGGCGCTGAACTCAATGCGCCCGGTCTGGTAGTCCACGGAGTATGTGGCGGTGCCACGGTCCACGCCCGATGAGTCCTCAATGACAAGCGCGGTGCCCGCTTCAAGATTTCCGTACCCGCTGTAGTGGACGCGGTAGATGACCGTGCCGGACCCGTCGTAGGTCGGCTGGCGCTCCAGCCGCTCGCGGAATATGTCTACGCGGTGGCGGTCCAGCACCTGCTCAATCTGGTCGTCATCCCAGTAGGTCGCGGTGCCCAGCGTGTATTCGGCGGTGCCCGCGTAGGTCAGCGAGCGCACGCGCTGAATCAGTGATGCCATGCCTGCCCGGCTCATGCCGCAACTCCTTCTGGCGCCAACTGCTCGGCAGCGGTGCGCGCCACGATGTCCACCAGCGTTGATTCGGGCACCCAGCCCAGGGCACGCGCACGGGCAGCGTCGGGCAACTTGGTGCCCGCTGCGGCTTCCTCATAGCGCGGCCCGAACACCCGCTTGCCGGATGTGTGGACGATGGGTGAGTGTGAGCCGGTCACCTCACGCACGACATCGGCCAAGTTGATGATGGTGGTGCGGTTGTCCTCGGCCCCGACGTTGTAGGGCTGCCCCTGCCAGTCGTCGTGATCGTCAGGCAGGTAGTCGGTGATGAACCGGCACACATCCCACACGCCGGTAAAGGCGCGCTCCTGCTCGCCGCCTTCAAACACCGTAATGGGGTCACCCGCAAGGGCTTGGGCCACCATGCGCGGGACCACGAAGCCCTTGGCCTCTGCCTCGCGCGGGCCTGCCATGTTCCACGGCCTGATCTGCACCGCGCGAAGCCCACGGGCGCATGATGCACCCACCACCTGCTCGGCGGCGATCTTGCCCGCCTGGTATTCCAGCCGCGCGCTGTAGCGGGCGGGCACCGTGCAGGGGTCGGACTCATCCGCCCGGCCTGTGATGCCGTAGACCTCGGATGTGCTGATGTGAACCAGCGGAACGCCCGCCGTCACGCAGGCGTTTGCGACCTTCTGCGCGGCGCCGACAATCTCACCCGCAACGGTGCCCTGCATTGGCAAGATGCCCGCCGCGCCCACTGGGCTTGCGGCATGCACCACCAAGTCCACCGCTGCCACATGCTTAGGCTCAATGGCGCGGGCGTCCCCGATCATCACAGACGAGAAGGTGGGGTGGGTGACGCTGACCACATGCCCGGTCAGGTTGTCCAGGCACAGCACGTCACAGCCCATTTCCGCGTAGCGGTCGGCAAGGTGGCTGCCCATGAACCCCAGCCCGCCCGTAATCAGCACGCGCATGCTCACGCAGGCACCTGCTCCCATGTGGGCTGGCACATGGCCTGCTCAAAGGTCAGGCGGTCGGTCATGGAGTTCCTGACCATCTCATCGCGGCCCTCGGTGCCCTCCAGATGGGTCAGCCGGTATCCGCTGCGGTACGCCACGGTGATACCCGCCGCACGGGCGCGGGCGGCAAGGTAGTCATCAGCGAAGTAGTGGATGTCAAGGCATGGCCCCATCTCGCGCCACCAGTACCGCTTCAGAAACGGGAACTGGCTTGACGCCACGGGTGCCCAGTCGGCGCAGCCGGTCAGCAGCCAGCCGCCGCCCATCGAGCCTGTGGCAAGCACCGACCCGTCCACCTTCTCAATCAGTGGCGCCGGGTAGCACCCGCGATCTGTGGCCTGCACCGCCGCGTCATACCAACCGGGGTGGGGCACGACATCATCAGCCGCCAGCATCAGGTGGTCACCATCAGCCGACTGCGCGCCGTCGTTCCACGCGCGCCCGATGTTGGGCCGCTCGCGCACAACGATCAACTGCAGGTCGTCGGCGGGCACCGTCGCGCGGAACGCGGCCACGGTGCGCTCACACAGGGCTTCACGGCCCAGGATGGTTGGGATGACCACCGACACGCTCACGACGCCAGCACCTCCACAGGTGGCGCGTCGGTCGCCGTGGTTAGCCCGGCTTCGATGTCGGCCAGCACCGGCTGCCAGTAGGTGCGGGTCACCTCATCGGCGTCGTAGCGCATGGCGAACGCGCGGGCCTCATCGGCCACGCGCTTGTCACCCCGCACCTCATACGCCGCCTCATAGGCTTCCAGCACGCCATCTACAGTTGGCAGGTACTGATAGGCGTCCATGGGCGTAAGCACGCGCTCTGCCTTGTCGGGGGTGATGACGTAGCCCTGGCCGACCAGTTCCGGCATGGCCGTCCAGCCGCCGACGATGACCGGCGTGCCACACGCCTGCGCTTCGATGATGGGGACGCCAAAGCCTTCGCCCATCGTGGCGCTGCTCAGCACGTCCATCGCGCTGTATATCGCGGCCATCACCGGGTCGGGATAGCCCATGATGTTCCGGTACTGGTCGCACACGCGCACCGCCTCTTGCGGGACGCCGCACGCTTGGAATATGGCCGGGATGTCCAGCCCCTCCATGTCGGGCGTGAGATGCGTGTGCAGGTACAGCATCGCCTCGGGGTGGCGCTCACGGAACCGGGCAAAGGCTTCGATCTGCGTGGGCAGCGCCTTGCGGCTGGGCTTGCCCTTGTTGGCGGCGACGATGCCGATGACGAACGCATCGTCATCAAAGCCGAAGCGGCGCTTGGCGTCCGGCACGGGCTTGTAGATGTCGGTTTCTACGCCGTGCGGGACGTAGCGCACGCTGAGGCCCGCGTCATTGCATGCGGCCTCTGCGTGCTTGGCGTAGACAATCGGCGCGTAGGCGGTCGCCACGGCGTTGGCAACGCGCGGGGGGATGGGGTCGTGGTCTACGGGGAACCACGGCACCCACTTGGCGCCTGTGCTGCTGATGCGCTCGGCGTCCAGCACCCAGGCGTCCACCAGCGTGATGACCACATCGGCCTTGTGGGCTTGGGCGTGCCGGGCCACTACGTCCATGCCGTAGGGGTGGAACGCCTTGGGGTAGACATCCATGCCCTGCCACTTGATGGACGCGCCTTCAAGCCCGTAGAAGGCACTGATGGCAACGTCATGCCCAAGGTCACGGATGCGCGGGGTGAACACCCGCGTCTGCACGCCGTAGCCGGTCGCGGCCCACGGCGCGTTGGAGTGCCACAGCACCTTCATGCATGCCCCCATGCGGTAGTGCCCCGGTCGGAAAAAGAAAGCCGGTGGGGAAGGGTGGCGGGGGCGCCCACCCTTGTCAGCCGTCGCCTATCCCCACCGGCCACGCTCATCTGACTACGCCTTGCCCTGCGCGTAGTGGATGATGACCTTCGCCCGCGTCGGGCTGCCGCCGTCCACAGCGGTCAGCGCGACCGACAGGCACTCACCGTCGTCAATCGTGGTGTAGGTGCTGTCAAGGGTGAAGGTCTTGGGGGCCATGTCAGCCCAGTGGCTGGCCGTGCCGCCGATGGCAGCCGCGACCGTCCCTGAGATGACGCTTCCCGCCGTGCTGCGCTTGTGCAGCGCCAGCGTGAACGTCGCCGTGCCGCTGGTGGTGGCGTGATTGACCGCGTAGGCCTCCAGCAGCGTGATGGCGCCGCCCATGTCGGAGCACTTGAACGACACCACATCATCTGCGGTGGCGTCCACCGGCAGCACCAGGGTCTGAATCTCATTCGCCATGAGTCAGTCCCCTTACGACGTCGGAATGGAGGCGTCAGCGATGATCTTGACGCCGAACTTGGGACGCCACACGCCGTGCGCGTAAACCGCCGACAGGTTCAGTTCGTCGGCGCGACGGCTGGCGTCACGCTGGCGCTCAATGCGCGGGGCGCGGCGAACGTCAAGGGCCAGCGCCTGCGGAACGAACAGACCGCTGATGGCGTCGTCGTTGCCGTCCACGGAGATGTTGGCCGACTCAAAGATCATCACGCCAGCGGCCATGCCCACGAAGCGGTTACGCATCACGTCGTCACCGAACTGCGGGGCGTTCATGTTGGCGCCGTTCACGGCAGCCTCAGACGCCAGATCGTGCCAGTGGTACGGGTGCAGCACCGCGTACACCGGGCCGCTTGCCTTCTGAGCGCGCAACTGGGCAGCGGCGGCAAAGAACCGGCCCCACGTCATGGCCGAACCGGCCACGCCCACGGTTCCGCCCGTGAAGTTGGTGAAGTTGCCAACCAGGTCAGACTCAATCTTGGTGGCGATGGCCGACCCCAGTTCAACGGCAGCAGCCTGCTGCACGCCAAACGGGTCCGACTCCGCGCGCTGGTCGGTAATCAGGTACTGCGCGCCGACCTCAGCCGGAGTCAGCGTGGAAAGCACGGTGGGGGTGAACGCCTGCGAAGTCAGGTCGTCATCGTCGTTCACCGACACAATGTTGGTGGACGACCACTGCGACGACACGCGCGGGGCAATGCCCTGACCGCTGTAGGACGTGACAAGCGATGCCATGAGGTTCTGGTCACGGGCGACAAACAGCGCGTCCTCGTAGACCTTCTGGATGTAGTCGGTAGGCGACTGGATGTCGCTGACCTTGGTGAAAGCCATGTGCGGCAGTTCTCCTAGTCGTTAGTTACGACGCCGCCGCCCAGCGAGGCAGCCACTACCGGGTCAAAGATGCCCCCGCCGCCGCCATACAGCCGGGCGCGGCGCTGTTGGTCGGTTTCACCGACAGGCTCGCTGCGCGCGGGATTGGCAGGACTGGACGGGGCTTGTGCGGTTTTGAGGTAGGGCTTGGCCTTGATGAGCCGCTTTAGCGCCATGTCAAGTGATTCGGGATTGGGCCTGCCGGTGTCGTCGTACTCCAGCGCGTCACGGTCCAGCAGCGCCACGGCCACCTCGGCGTCCACGATGCCAAGGGCGTTTGCCCTCATGGCAACGGCGCTCTCCAGCGCCAGTGAACGGGTGGCCTGCTGCTGCTGCACCAACTCGCGCTCCATGTCGGCCAGGCGCTTGGCCTGCCGCTCCGACTCCGACAGTTCCGCTTCCATCGCTGCCTGCTGCTGGGCCTCCAGATCACGAAGGCGCTTGCGGTACTTGGCAGCCTCCGCACGCGCCTCCTTCAGCGCCTGCGGGTCCACGCTCTGCTCCTGCTGGTCCCCGGTGTCCTGCACCTGCGGGGTGGCGTCCTGCGCCAGATCGGTGCCCATCTCGGGCTGGGTGATGTCAGGCTCCTGGCCCTCGGTCACCTCGGT